TACACCGACCGGCAAACTGGATTGCAGCGCACGACCCAGCCGCCGACGCTGAGCGACCAGCGCGCGCCGTCGTCGAGCTGCATCTGCCCCGGCGGCGTTAGCGTCGAGCCCGAAGGCGCGACCTGCGACCCCGCGATCGTCGCGAAGGCGGCGAGCAGCAGGGTCGCGAGAGCGCGCAGCATTACGGCGTAACCGGCGGCGGCGGTTGCTGGTCGTCCGGATTCGCCGCGTCAGCGATGGCGGCGTCGACCTTGTCGCGCGCGGTCGTTTGTGCGGCCAGCGCCGATTGCAGGTCGGCGAACGCCGCCTGCAGGTCAGCGGAGTCGACGCCAGCCTGCGTTGCGAGGTTCTGAATCGCGGCTTCGAGCGCGTCGACCGCGGCCTGGACGGCATCAGCCTTCGCTGCCGCCTCGGCCTGCCCGTCCTTCAGTGCTTGCGCCGCGGCGCGGATGTCTTGTGCAATGCCCATGAGCGTGTCCACCTTTCCATGTAGGGCCGCAAGTGATGTCTCGATCGCGACGACGCGGTCCGGTAAATCGTCGAGATCAATCGGGATTTCGATGCGCGCTCTGGTCATCGCGGCTACTCCTCGATCCGCGCCGGCGGCAGGCTGAAATCGATCTCGAAGCCGAGGTTGTCGCCGCGGCCGAGGATCTCTTGCGGTCCACCGCGCAGCCGCCCGGCGCATAGCACCGCGCCGTCGACGTCGCAGGTCAGATACCAGCCGTACACCCGGCCGGCGGCATCATCGAAGACGAAGCGCTGCTCGCCGAGGTGCGCGACCAGGTCCTCGTCGATGCCCCACATCGGCCAGCGCACCGCCCTCGGCACATAGCCGCCGCCCTCAACCTCGACGTAGTCGGCAGCGGTGTCGCCGCGCTTTGGCGTGATGTCGTTCGCGAACAGCCGCAACGTATGCGCCTGCGACAGCACCGCGCGCATCATCGAGCGCTGGCCCACGGCCGGAATGATTACCTCGCTCACGCCGCTTCCCTTCGGATGATCATTCGTTTCGATAGGCCGTTCTCGTCACGCTCGACGACCTCGACGTGCTCGTCGCGCGTGTCCGGCACCTGCACGGTGATCGGCGCCTCGATGTGCACCGCCGGCGGCGCGACGTTGACCACCGGCGGCGCTGGGTCGGGGCGGCGCGCGAGCTCGCGTTGACCGTCGAGGACGCGCCCGAGCGCGGTGGCGATGCCGAGCCCGACGGCCTCGAGGCGACCGGCGGCGCTGCGCTGCTCGTCCTCCTGCTCGGATCCTTGCTCCTGCTCCGGTGGAGGTCGTTGCGGTGCAGTGGCTTCGCCTGCGGTCGGCGCGACCTCATCGCCCTTGGCGTTGCGCGAGGGGTCGGTGTCGAACACCAGGCCCGCGTCTTTCATCATGCCGAGCTCGCGCTCGCGCTCGCGCAGCACGTCCTCGAGGTCGCGGCCGTTGCCGGTCTGCGCGATCACGTCCGACGTCGTGATGAAGCCGTCGCGCACCGCGCGCTCGAATGCCTCTACTTCCTTGGTCGGGTCGATCCACGTCCAGCCGCGCGGCTTGAACCGCACGGCGGCATATTTCGCCACGTCGAGCGCGTAGGACTCCATCGCGATCTGCTGGATCGCCCGCGCGAGCACGGCCTGCTGCATGAACTTGCGATGCAGCGGCTCGCGGAAATTCCGAATCCACCATTGCTGCAGCGCCCGCCAAGTGTCGCGGTCGTCGAGCAGCGCCAGCCGCGAGCTCGAGTAGTTGCTCTGCGAGTAGTCGCGCGACAGCGACTCGTAGCTGCACTCGGCACCGGCGGCGACCTCGCGCAGCATGTAGCGCATGAACGGGTCGAGCGCGGTGTTAGGCCGGTTCGGCTGGACGAAGTTGAGCTTTTCCCCCGGCATGAGCTTTTCGATGATCCCCGGCGTCAGTTCCGCCTGGAATACGCCGTCCTCCTCCTCCTCGCCGATCGTCGACCCGCCGTCAGGCGTCTCGATCGTCGCCAGGTACGACGCCGCGCCGCGGGCGGCCGTGATCTCAGCCTCGGCGTAGCCGTCCATGTCGTTGAGGCGCCGCGCGACCGCATGCAGCCACGGTTCGCCGCGGGTCTGCGGCCAGCGGCTGATGATGCGCAGATGGAAAATCTCATCGGCGGGCACGCGCTCGACCTGGTCGGCGCCGTCACTCCATCGCATCCCGATCTCGCCGGCGTGCCGGCGGTGGATCAGGTACGCCAGCGGGCGGTAGAACTCGTCGAGCTCCACCCCCATGCGATAGATGGACCCGCGCGCAATCGCCGGCATCGGATGATTCGAGAACTCGTCGGCGAGGCGCTCCGACTCGATCAGCTCAAGCCCCAGCGGGACCGCGGACTCGCCGAAGCGCCGCAGATGCACCCGGATGAACGCCTCCCCGGCCTCGAAGACTTGCGCCATCGCCGCGCGCTCTAGGTCGCAGAAATGCATCTGCCCGCCGGTGTGGCAGTTCGGAGCCCGCGACCATTCGGTCCAGGCCGCCTCGATCGCGTCGTTCACGTCGCCGCGCAACTTGTCGCGCGCCGACATCACCTGCGCCTGCAGCGCCACGCCGGACCCGATGACGTTGTTGACGACGATCTGCCGCGCCCGCTTCGCATAGGAGGCGTCGCGCACCAGCGCGCGGGATCGATCCCGCAGGTTGCGCAGGCTGCTCACGAGCTCGGCGTCCGCTGACGACGTCGAATAGCCCCAGCCGGCGGTCAGGCGTGACGGACGCGCGTTGTGGTACATGCGCTCGCCGCGCTGATTCGGCTGCTGCGCCCGCTGCTGCGGCATCGAGCCGCCGAGCGCCTTGACGATGCGTTCGCGCAGACTAGGCACGGCCGAACCTCACGAGCACATGCCGCGGATCGCCGAGCCCGGCGCCGGTGCGCTGTTTGCCGATGATCATGCGCAACTCGGCCCGCAGATTGTTCAACTTCGCCCGCGCCTCGGTTTCGTCGGCGAAGCGCATGCGCCGGCGCGAGCCGTTGACGTCGATCTCGTATTCCAGCACTGCGCCACCGCCGCCACCGGCGTCGCCGATGCCAGCCTCGAGCGCGGCAATCCACGCCTCGACGATCGGGCGCCGCGACGCCTTGTAGAACGGATCCGCGAGATCACCGACCTCCGCCGTAGCAACACTGTCGGCTGACGTGCTGCCGTCGTCGTTGGTTGCGGTAACGCGCGCCTTTAGCGTTGCCCCGATGTCGTCGACCGTGACGGTGTAGCTCGCGGCTTCCGCGTCTTCGATCTCGACGCCATCGCGCAGCCAGGCGTACGTGTACTCGTTGACGTCGCCGGTCCATGTCCCAGTCGACGACACCTCGAGCACGGCACCGACGGCAGCGGCACCGGTGATCGTGGGCGGTGCGGTGTTGACGGGCGCGGCCATTTACCAGCTCGTGACGAATCCGGCGCGGCGGGCAAACCGCTTGCGCTTCGGCTTCTCGGCGGGCTCCGCGACTGCTGGCGGCAGCGCGGCCGCATCGGTCTCCGGAGCCGTCTCGGCATCCTTGTCGACGGTGAGACGGCGCTCGAGAGCGCGCCATTTCGCCTCACTCGCGACGTCGAGGCGCAGCCATGGGTGCATGATCGATGCCGCCCCGTACACGTGCGTATCGAGCGGCTCGTTGCGCGTCTTCTTTTTCGGCTTGATCCAGCGACGCAGCCGCTTGTCATAGGTCTCGGCGGTCAGGCCGCGATAGAACTCGATCGGCAGCCCGCGCGGGAAATGCACCTTGCGCCGGTCTGACTCTGAGCGCAGCGCATTGACCAGCATCGACTTCGCCGCATCAGTGCCGACCATCCACACTTCGCCCGAGCGCTTGTACACCTTGCCGTCGGCGCGGTAGTCGACCTTCGTCGCCTTGGTGCGCAACATCTGCGGCAGCGGCACCGAGGAACCCTTGACCGCGATCACGCCCTCGTTGCGGAACTCGCGCGCATAGGCGACCACCTTCTGCGTGTGCAGGCCGCCGGAGTCGATCGCGGTGATCGAAACGCTGATCTCGCCGCCGAGCGGATGCGGATACTTGCGGCGCCGGTACTCGGTCAGTCGATCCCAAGTCGCCTCGTCGGCCGGCGATCCAGGCGGCTCGATGTAATCGATGACCCAGCGCTCGAGGTTGCGTCCCCAGCCGATCACCTGCCACGCCATCCAGTCGCCCTGCGTGTCGACGCCGAGCGTCAGCGCGAGCACGCCTTCGGGGATCTCGCCCAGCGCATGCGCCTCGGTTTCCTGCAGCGCGTCAGCCGATAGCGGCCCCTGCTCCTTCCACGGTTCGCCGAGCGAAGTGTTCGCCCATACGCGCAGCTTTTCCTTGTCGTCCTTCGCCTCGACGAATTCGGTCACCACGTCGGCGAACGAGCGCCACGGCGAATACAGCTCGTTGACGGCGAAGCCGGCCACGCCTTTGAACGGCGCGGTCGCGCGCCACTCGCCGACGGTCACCGCGTGGTTGCGCGCCGCCTCGTCCCATAGCGCCCCGCAGGACTCGCAGGCGTAGCGGGCGGTCGACGCGTCCTCGCCGCTGAACTTGACCTGCGGCCACAACAGGATCTGGCGGTGCCCGCAGTCGCCGCACGGCACGAAGAAGTAGCGCTGGTCCGACTGCAGAAATTCGGCATGGATGCCGACGTCCTCGTCGGTCGGCGTGGAAAACAGCGCGATGCGCCGGTTCCAGAAGTTGTTGGTGCGCTTGATCCCGAGTTTGACCGGGTTGCCTTCCGGCCCTGCCGACACCGGGAAGCGGTCGACGTCGTCGAACAGCGCGACCCGAATCGGTCGCATTGCCAGCGATGCCGGCGAGTTCGCCCCGGCCAGCGTCAGATGCCCGCCGGCGAAGCGCTTGTGCAGGAGCGTGTTGCCGCTGTCGCGCGAGCGCGGGTCGGCGATCTTGCCGCGCAATACCGGCGTGTCGCGGAACATCGGCGCGATGCGATCCTTCGACAACGTCTCGGCCATGTCAAGCGTCGGCTCGACAACCAGGATCGGCGACGGATCCAGATCGACGAAATACCCGATCGCGTTCTCGATGATCGTCG